TATCAGGTATATCAAATCCTCCTACCAAACATACTCTAGGATTTCCTGAGATTTGGTAAGGGGTAGTATACATAAAAATAGAAGTAGTATCTATATTAAGTAAAGGAGTAGGTGGTGTAGCTTCTTTATTTACAGGAATTAATATTTGAAGTAACCTAAGAAATTCTCCAAATCTAACATAAAATAATTCATCAAATCCATCTAAACCATACAATATATAATCTTTATCGGTAGAAGGAGTGTTTAATGAAGTAATATAGGTGTTAATACTTTCATTTTGTGATTTAATAAATTCTTTATCTACTTCAAAATCTTGAGGTAACCTTAAAAAATCTTTAAGTTCATTTTTATTAATTCCATCTATCTTATCAGTACTAAAAGAATCATTTTTCCCAACAACAAATCCATTTAATGCATACATAGCAGCCCAAAAAATGTAACCTATAGAATGAGAAAATTTAAATTTATCAATCCATTCTTCATCACTTTCAGGATTTTCATCTGTGTCTGTATTTACAGGGGCAGTTAAAGATAAATCTTTAAGATAACAATTAATTTTTAAAGATTCTATTACGGCACCTATACTAATTAATTTTAAAGTAACATCATAAGAACCATCTTTATTGAAAGACCAATCAAAATTAACTACTTTGCCGTACATTGCATCGTAATTTCCTGCAGATAATTTTCTTTGGGATTCAATAGCTTTTAGTACATCATTATCTGTTTTGTATTTTTTACTTAAAAAATCACTTGATAAACTAAAGTTAGGATTAGGATTTATATTTCCGTCAGCATCTACTATAATTGTGTGTCCCCATTCTAGAAGCATAGGGAAACCAAGACGTAAATAAAGTAAATTTATTATTTCAAATTGATTTCGGTTCCATACTTTAAGTTGGATAGTACTTTCTCTAATTGATCCTCTATTTCTAGATTTAATATCGCATGATTTAATTCCAGGCATTGGTCTAATTCCAAATTCATTTCCACCTAAACCATAAGCATGTTGATTTAGAATAGTTTGTCCAATATCTATATTAGGTTCTTTAGGATCAAGTCCATTTATTCCTCCAAAAAGTGTATTGTTTTTATCAGAAGTACCATTAAATAAAACAAATCTTTCTGCTAAACCAGTATCACCAAATGAAGGATGTCCTCCTAAATCAATTCTAGTTAATCTTTCATAATCTAATACTTTAACACCAGATGTAAGTTTTATGTAAGATGTTCTAGAATTTAAATAAGAAAGAATAGAATTAGTTCTTTGTGCAGAACCATGAATTTTTTGTCTATCTATAATTTGTTTTGATACGTATGGATCAAAAGGTTCCCCAACAATATTAGCCATAACTTAATAGTTTATTCTTTTATAATCATTTATAATTTTTGATAAATTTGAAGGAATCCTTAATTGTATTCCTTCAGGAATTACTAAAGAATTTTGAAGTAAAGATTCATTAGCTATAGATATCACCCACCATAGTGATTCGTCTTTGTAATATTGTATAGCTAATACATCAAATCTATCTCCTTGAGTTGTAGTAACATAAATATCATTTTCGTCTAAGGCAATTTCGGGATAGCGAGTTGTTCTATAGACTGTTTTTCTATCTATTTTTAAAGTTGGTATATTTTGGTAGCGATTCATTAATAATTGGTATTAGTACCATTAGATAATGCTACAAATGGAGTAGCTCCTAAATTTATATAATCTGCTTTTCTTGGAACAAAATTATGAATTGGTGTAAAGCTAAAATTACTAACTTTAATTATGTGAGCCAATTCTTTTACACTTGAATCATAATTTCCTTTTTCATCTATTCCTATTTCCCAAGATGATTCTTCAGGCATATCATAAGATAAACCAGTTATAAAACCAGGTTGTTCATAAAAATACCCTCCAATTGTTAAAGTAACTAAAGGACCTCGCATGTAACCAAATTCACTATAATCAGGGGCTAATTGAGAAGCAAGATAATTTAGTTTTTTATACATTGGAATAAGTTCAATTTTTGATTGAGCTGCTACTGTGAAAGATAATGAAACTTTTCTATCAAATCCACCATAATTATAGAAATTTTCACCTCTTCCTACATATTTTTCAGCATTCCAATCTGCTGAATATGTGTCACTTATATTGTTTAAGAATGCTCTAAAATGTATGTAGACTTTATTAGAGGGAGAATCATTGTCTATAGCTGCTATTCTGAATTTAACTAAATCATTAGTATCTTCTGAGCTAGGTTCTGATGAAGAATATAGTTGTTTAGTAGTGATTCTATCATATGAGCCTTCAGCTGCAGCTCCTGTTCCATTGTATCCTGCAGAATAAAATTCTAAATCTTTATCAAACATTCTTCCAGGATCTCCTAATTCAACTCTATTTTCTATATTTTTTTTAGAATATTCAGGAGATCTAGGTATAATGTTATTCATTGATTGTTTAGATTGTTCATCTAAATTTGAATCTTGTTTTATTCTATTTCTAATTTGTTTTCTAAAATCTTGTAATCCTATAGAAAGATTACTATAATCGGGTATTTGAAGAAGTTCCCTATATGAAAAAGCATATGCTCCATTTTTGGTTTGATTTACAGTGTCTGTTGTTAACCTACCATTAGAATATGCAAAAACATTTTGAGATACATTATTAGTCCACTGCCAATTAGAATTGGTTGAAAATAAATTAGTTTTTAATGAAGAAATATTATAATTAAAATTTTCTTCAGATGGATCTACAGTACTAAAATCGCCAGAACTAGCAACTTTTTTAATAGAATCAGCATATAATTTTGATAAAGGAAAAGGATTTTGAATATCTTTTTTTATTCTACTGCTATAAGTAAATCCTGAACTTCCTGTTGGGTGTTCTCCAGGTGTAAATATAGAGCCATTTGTTCCTGGAAGTTGGTTTGTTGATGTATTATAATGTTTACTTCCAGATTCTGGGTAGAATTTATTTATATTAGAGTATAAATTTGTATTAAATATATCATCATACCTATTTGATAACCCTATAGGTTCTTGGATTATTGTTTTTCCTTGATTGTTTTTATTTATAAGGAATTGAGGAACTTCACCAAAACTAGCTACAGAAGGTCTAGATTCAAAATCAATATCACTTCTATCTGTTTCTGCTAATTCATTTTCTCCAGTAAGATTTTTTCCTTGATTATTGATTGTAGGAACCGTTGAAGAAAATTTAAATCTAGTTTTTCCTATTCCAAGTATAGAACCGGGTCCACCAGGATATTCTAATAAATTAATGGTATCAGCTTTGATAGAAGTAATTCCATTAACTGTTGAAATATTTTGTGTTCCTCTAACTTTAACTCGATATAAAGAAACTAATCGATTTGAACTAACTTCAGTAGAAGTAAATTCTCTATTATTTATTGAATCTTCATAAGTTTTAATACTTCCTGGAGCTCCAGGAATAGGATTTAATCCTTGTTTATTAAAATGAAGACCAACTCCATTAACACCGGCTTGAGCTAAAGTAGATAAAGGTGTATAAATAAATTCATTTAATACACCACTAGCTTCAGTACGAACAGCATTTCGAGAAAGTAAATTTTGTTTTGCTATAAATAATAATCCAGAAGGGGATTTTAAATCAATAAAATACTTTCCTAAACGAACAATATCCGTAGCAGCATCTATTGGATTTTTTAATCCACCTCTAAGTAAAAAATCAGGGGAATCAGGTAAGATACCTTCCTTATCCGGAATGTCAGATTGTATGTATGGTTGGTTTGATGAACCACCACCAGGTTTATCTTTTCCGAATTTAAGACTTTTTAAATTAGTTTTTAAGTCAATTAAACCCATTAACCAGGTAAATTATTAATATATTGGCTTGGTGTTGATCCATTCATATCTAATCGAGATGGTTGAGGTAAAGGATTACTAACACCATCAATATATTGATGATATTGAGCATTTACTTCTGATACATTAGATCCATTAAGTGAATATCCTGGTAGATTTCCATTAGCATGTAATTTAGATTGTCTTGTTGCTAAAGGATTTACAGGTACTGCTCCACCATCTGCTATTGATAAAATTGAACCTTGTGTTTGTAATTTGTTTAAAAGTCCCATGATTTTGTGTTTTATTTATAAATATTATTGAATTTTAGAAGTTCCAACATTAACTGCGGTTCCTAATTGTGTTGCATTATTTCCTAAACCTTCTGCTATTTTCTTTCCATCCATGTTTACGGCTACTTGTACTGGTTTGGTATTTTGTGCTTGTGTTGCTGCTATTAGTGTATCTAATTTTGCTATAAGAGCAGCCATATCTACACCTGATGATTTAATTTCTCCTTTATTTTTAAATTCTGTTGCTTTTCCTGGTTCGGATTTTATATCGTCTCCGGTTTTATCAAATAAATTAGTTCCTGCTATTACTGTATCTTTATCGTTTAAAGCGATTGCGCCTTCAGGACCAAATAAAGTACGTTTACCATAGCCTGGGGACATGACGTCATCTCCTAGAAATTTTGCTCCTAAAGCTGCTACAGTTCCAGCTGCTGCTAAACCCAATGCCCACCCCGCTATAGGAATAGCAGACAGAGATGACATTGCTCTCATAGCTGCTTCACCTATGGATTTAATAAGACTTGATTTTTGAAATGCGATTTTTATTTTTTCTAAAATTAATCCTCTTTCATCCCATATTACAGATAGTTTTTTCTGTGTTGTAATAGCAGCTGCTTTTATAGCATTATAATTCATAGCTACTCCTAAACCTGCTGCTAAAGAAGATATAGTTATTAATACAGCTTTAGATTGCAACAACCACCCAACTAATCCTGTTACTCCTCCAACTATCTTTCCAATAAATCCTGCTATCATTCCAACAGGTTTCAAAATGGCAGCAAATATATCTAAAACAGGCATTAAAGGAGATAATAATGAAACAAATACTTCTTTTAATTTTTCAACAGTATTATTGAAACGTTCTTGAATTGATTGTTGTTTTAGTAATCCGCTTATACCTTGTTTTTTAATTTCTTCTTCAGTCATTCCTCTTGCTCGAGCAGCCGCTAAAGCTTCTTTAGCATCTTCAGCTTGTTTTCCAGATAATCCTTTTAATGCTTCTTGATCAGTTAAAGTAGCAGCTAATTCTTCACGAGACATACCTACTGCTTTAGCAGCTGCTTCTTGTTGAATTCTATTCATTTTAGAAAATTCAGCAGCACTTCCAAAGTTTTTAGCTATTTCTCTAGATAAACCTGCCATATCGTTATTTAAAGCATATAGTCGGGCTTGTTCTAAATTTAAATTTTTACCAATTAATAATTCGGCTTCCAATTCATCTGAAATAGATGATTCAATTTGAAGCATTTTATCAGCTATTGAATTTACTTGTTCTAAATTCATACCTAATGCTTTAGCTTGAGCTGCTGCTTTTGCTAATGCTTCGGGATTATTTTGTAATGATAATTTAGTAGCAGCAGACGCTTTAGCTACTTCTTGCATTATCATTTTTTCATTTAATAAAACTCCATTATTTAATGCTGTTGTTTTGGCGGCATATAAAGTATTAGCAACATTGTCTTCTAAATTTTTTCCTGTTGCTAATGATAATTTTTCCATTTGAGATAATTCATCATTAGTCAAACCTGCCTGTTCTCTTAATTTAGTGAACATAACAGCATCTTTTTCATTTAATATAGCATTAGATCCCATTGTTTGACCCATTGCTAACATTGTTTCTCTGATGCCTTTAGTGGTAACTGCTATATCATTAGATGAATTAGCAATATTATTAAATTCATTATTAAGTTTAGCAGCATCTTGATATGATAAATTCATACCTTTAGCAAATTCTCCTATTCCTGTATCTAAGGCTTTAAATGTATCAAATAATTGTTTTGCTAAAAATACAATAATAGTTAATGGATCTGTTAAAGCTCCTTTTACATCTCCTGCTACAGATTTTAGAGCTGCTTTCATTGAACCAAATTTTCCTGCTCCTTCAGAAGCAGCATCTTTAGCAGCATCTAATGCTTTTTTAGAATCTATAGCATCACCAACAAGAGGAATTTTACTCATTCCTTTTAATAATTGTCCTGTTAATCCTATTTCTTTTTCAATTTTTTTAACATTTTGATATTCTTTTTCTAATTGATTGTTTAACTCTCCTAAAGTTATATCTTCATTAGCTAAAAGATTTGCAATTTTTTCGTGTTGGTCTTTTATTTTATCTAATTTACTTTGAACCGAAGCATACTCTTTACTTTGTTGAGGTAATTTTTGTAATTGTTTTTCTAGTTCATCTGATTCGTTTTGTAAAGTTGTTAAACTTCTAGTTAAACGATCTCTTTCTACTGCTGCTTTTTGTTGTAATGTTTTTAATTCTTTAGATGATAATTCATTATAACCTTTTTGATGTGAATTTAATTGTTCGGAAATGCTAGTTAAATTTCTTAATCCTTTAGTTGATTCTTGAATACCATTTGATGAATTTTTTATTTTTTTAGATAATTCTTCAAAACTAGATATTAAAAAATCAGTTTCAGCTCCTAATTCTTTTTCTCTATTAACTAAATCTCTAAATATAGCCTCAATAGCTCCAGCATTTTCTTCTAAATCTTGTAAATTTATTGTATTGATATTAGCACTGAATTTAGCTGAAAGTCTTTCTATTTCTTTCAGCATTTCTGCCAGTTTTGCTGCTTGTTCAGGAGTTAAAGCCATCTAAAATATTTTGTTATAAATATTGAAAGCTACAAAGATTATTTGTAGCTAACTGGTTTTTTATTGTTGTATGATTTTTGAGGTACTGGTTGGTTTTGGAATACGCTTTTGTCTCTAACTATACCATCATTTCCTATTGCTGTATTTTTGTTTTTGTTGGCTGCATTATCATATGCTTCTTGTTCTTCATCATAATGCTTTTTAATTTCATTAAAAGTATATTTCCTCAACCATATAGGCATATTATACACTGTATTCCAGTCATATCCGCCCTTCCCATGAAATACTATTTGATGAATTTGACTAAATAAAGATAATCTAGCTTGAGAAGCTAAATCAGAGGTCAGGCCAAAAAAAGTTAAGTCCAATTGGAATACTTGTGATTTTGTCGCTTCCTTGGGGAAAAAAAGTTAAGTCAACGTCGGGTTGAACTTGTTTAATATGTTCCCTTAATGCCCGAGAGTCTCGGGCTAATAAATGGTTGTCAACAAAATCACGAATTACTTTAGATTCTCTATCACCGTTTACCGAAGTAATTATGTATTTTAATCTTGTAGATAATTCGGATGAAGAATCTTTTTTAATTTTTTTAAGACCTTCTAATTCTTGTTCTATTTTCTTTTCATCAGAATGATTAAGAATTTTAAAGGTAATTTTAACGTCTGTGCTAGGTAATGTATATGAAAATTCGTTTGTTCCTGGAGATATTAAATTTTCATCGAATGGTTTATTATTTAATGTAGTTAAGTCTATTGTTTCTTCTACTCCATTATAGGTAAATGTATAGTCTTTACCATAACCTAAAATTCTAGAAGCAACCATAATTGCATTTTTATCGCCTACAATTAAATCACCATAATTGATAGTAGATACAATTAAAGCTTGCATCAATTTATCTAAAACTATACCTTTTTGAATATATGATTGATTAGTTAAAATATCTTCATGAGCCGCTGTCATGTATCTTAATTCAATTGTTCCTTTTGATAAAGGATTTTCTTTAGGATATAATAATCCTTTAGAAGGTAGTTCAATTGTTTCAGTAGGAAAATTAAATTTTTGATTTTCTTGATTTGATAATTCCATAGTTCTTATTTAATAACTTAATGTTTAATATAAATATATAAAAAATAAAGATGTTTTCCAAATTTAAATAAAAAAAGTCCAACAATAATGTTGGACTTCTTGAAAATATTGCAGAATAGACAGTTGTAATTTTAGAAATTCAAAATACAATAATCCATACCTAATGTTACTTCAATATTGATAGCAGAAGCATCTGTATCATAATTGTATTCTCCAAAATTAGCTGATTTAATGAATGCACCTTTAATGATCCACTCACTAACGATATCACCAACAGGACCTAATACGTTAACCGTTACATCTTTTTTATAGAAATCAGAGTAACCATCACGACCAGTTACAGATTCGTGGTGTAAACGTACCCACTCCATTACTGCTTGAGCTCCAGATGGGGTAATAGGATCAAATAATGTCATAGACATATCTCCCCATTTTGCTTTACCTTTAATTTTACGGTAAACGTTGATGTGGTTTAATACAATTTCTCCCATATCTACTGTTACAGGAGCTATTTTTTTAATCATAAATGAAGGGATTCCATCTACATACATTACGAATCGGTTTGCAACTTTAGGTTCGAATGCTGTAAAAAATATTTCGTTTGGTGATAATATTGCCATTTTATTCTTGTTTTATTTTTTATTATACATATTTGATTTTAAAAAAATCTTCCCTTCTTTTGAAGGGAAGAATTCTTTATTATGCGTTGAATGTAGCTCCAGTAGGGGTAATATTGAAGTCTAAGTAAATAAATTCTGCTGTTTTGGTTGGTTGAATATAAATTGCACCTACCATTTGATTTCTATCAATTACATCAGAAGTATTGTTTGATTCATCCATTACTACTTGGAAAGCATACAAACCTTGTCTTTGTTGAACAGAAGATAAATATGGATTAACTTGGCTTAAGAATAAATTTCTATTAGCAATTGTATTTTGTTCAAACACTAAATTGTTTGCTACTTGAGAAATATATGATTTAAGTTCAATTAATAAACGTCTAACATTTACACGATCCAAAGCAGATGCTTTTTGTTGTAATGTTTTCTGTCCATAAATTACTATTCCTTGTCCTGGGAATGTTGCTATTGGATTTACTTTTCCTGAGTATAAGTTGTCGCGAGTTACTTGGTTTAATTTTTGTTCTACTCTAATTACAGTACCTAAACCACCTCTTTGAATACCTGCAGGTGCAAACCAAGGTTCACCTACTCTATCATTATAAGCATATACTCCTGGAATCATTGTAGAAGCAGGGACCCAAACATTTTTTCCAGTTCCTGGATCTAAAATTTGGCACCAAGGCCAGTACATAGTAGCATATGAATTATCTCTAGAAGCGGCTTCTGTAATAGCTGAGTTTGCTGTTGAGCCATATACTACAGGATCTACTACATAAATGTTGTCACCTCTTTCTTGAGTATTATTGATAATAGTAGAAATAGTACTAGTATGTAATGAATTGATTAATCCTGGTGTGAATAGCATTTTGAATTGATAATCATCTTTATTTGAAAGAAGACTAACCATATTTGTGTAATTTGCTGATTCTAAACCTTGAGTATTATTTGCTGTAGTGATGTTATTGTAAAATGCTGCTCCACCTTTAATAGTACCAGTAGCACCTGTAAATGAACCACTTGCTGCTAAAGGAATTGAAGAAGTATATTGAGGTTTAGCTATACCATTATTATCAAAATAATCAGGAGTTAATAAATTTACTGAATCTACGTAAACATAAGCTGAGTTATTTTGGTAGCTACCAGTTAATTCAATTTGATTAGTAGATGGATTGTAGTTGTAAACATAATCACCAATAACTTTAGAAACAAAGTTAGGAGCTTTAGGATCTAATGATAAATTAGTAAATGTTTCTAATACTGTTTTACTATTAGTAATATCATTACCTTGTCTAACTAATAGATTGAATGTTCCTGAAGCTGTGTTTGGATTTACAATTTCCCATCTGATATTATCAGTTGAACCACTTGCTAAAGCACCTGCACTATCAATTGAACTTGAACTATTCATGATAGCACCTTTAGAAATAGTTTTTAATACAAGTGCGGGTTGAGAAGATGCATTAGAACTAGCACTAATTGCTGTACTTGTTGCAGAAGTGTAAGATCCAGATACTACTCTTGCTACTACTAATGTAGTGCCACCATTATTAAAATAATTATAAGCAGCAATAGAAGTAAAATAAGAATAAGTATCACTACCACTAACTAATACATCACCAAATTTACTTACATAATCACTGTATGATGTAACAAGAGTAGGAATTTCTACAGGACCTTTTACTGTAGGTCCAATAATAGCAGCTCCTACTTGAACTGGTTGTTGGCTAACTTGAGATTGATCATTTTCTCTAGCTAGTACCCCTGGGGATATTAATGTTTCGGCCATTTTTTAAAAATATTTATTTAATTGATTTATTATAAATATCTAAAAAAAAGTCAAAACTAATTAAGCTTTAATAAATTCTCCTGTATCTGGATTAATATTTACATCTCCGTATTTGGTTTGGAGATTATTTATAAAAGAAGATTCAGCTTTTTTTAATGCTGTTAATGAATCAATTAAATATTGTTTTTGAATATTAAGGTTTTGTAATTCAATTTCTAATTGACCAAAATTAATAATCAAATTTTGATTTGATATTTTTAATTTATTTAATTCGTCTAATTCTTCTTGAGTAATTTTATTATTTTCCATAAATTTTAATATATAAACCTATTTTAACAAATCCAAATTTATAATAAAGGATTGTTTATATTTTTTGATGTCTCAACACCAAATACCGTTTTAGTAACTACAGGAATTTTCTTTAAAGCAGATACATCTTTTTGAAGTACTTCAGGTATGATATGTCCATTCAATTTAATATTGAATGTACTTTTAACTGCTCTATCTTTTCCATCATTTACTTCAATTACTGTATTGAAGGAATCAATTCGAGCATTGAATTTATATCTAGCAGGATCTCCCCAATATGAATCCGAAGCATAATTTATTGCTTCAATTATTTTATTCATTTGTTCAACATAATATGTGTATATAACGCAACTATACGTTATAGTAACGTAGTCAGGAATTACTATAGCATACTGCTCGGTTTCCGGTTTTATATTGTTTAATGCGTTGAAAGATGAATAAAAATTTCTGGGTGAGTATTTTTTAGTAAATGAACTATATAGATGGGGTTGATTTGCGTCAACTTTATTTCCTAAACTTCTATTTTTTACTAAGTCATCTCTTTTAAATATTAAAAGAGGTGCCATTATTTTTCCATTTCTATCTCTATAATATCCATCCTTTTGAATTGATTTCCATTTTTCAGGATTTCCATAAATAACAGGAACTTTTATTCGTTCTCCATTTTCTACAACAAATGGTCTAATTATTTCATTAAAATAGTAATAAATGGCTTCATCAATATCTTGAATACCAATAGTAAAAGGTTTTGTCGTATCATCTTTATAAGAAAGTTGATTTCCCCTAATTGAATTTTCAGGAATTTGACTATTTGGATTTCCTCTTTCCTTATCATAAGGATCAATTTGCTCTTGAGATATTTCTCTTTGAGTTTTAGGGATTGGTTTACGGTATTCCATTTTTATCTTTCTTTAGTTATTCCTAATTTATCACCAGGTACATAATGTCCTACACAATTTATTGATACTGAGTAGCCATATTCTTCTAGTTGAGGATTTAATGGATTTTCAGCATAGTTGTAGTCAGGGTCTTTACCTACAAACAATTGATTGTCGTAAACTTGTTCTAATTCATAATAACTATTATAATACATAATAACATCTCCAGGTTCAGGATAAGCATTTGCTTCAACTAGATCATCTCTAAGAAATCTAAAAGTTAGTACTCTAGTATAATCAGATCCTATATCAGTTATTTCAAATTTAGGGTCTTCTCTTACAATTAAACAATTAAGTAAAGTTGGTTCAGAAAAAAATCGTTTTCCAACAGCTTCTCCATAAATGTTTGAAGTTGTTTTTTCTAGATTAACTTTATAAAAAGCAATCTGTTGAGTAATTATATTACCCAATAATTCTCTGTTTATATGTCTAAAAACAGATATATCTCTACTGCGTCCGAATTGTGCCATATTATCCTATAAATATAGTCATTGGAACCTGTTGTAATTGTTTTTGTTGACTGTCTATTTCTAAAGATTTAGCTTCCATTAATTTTGTTCTGGAAGTGTTGTCAAAGTATGCTCGCAATCTTTCAATTAATGCATTTTTTTCTGCTGTTGCTGCTGTTAATAAATCTTGTTGATTTAAGGTAACTTCAGCTCCAGGAATAGGTACAGTTGTATATTTTCCTCTAACATACCCTAACATTTCTTTACATAAAGATAAAGTATATTCAAAAATCCATTGTCTTCCAATTGAATTAATTTGACAATAAATTGGATTTTTAAAGGGAACATTTGATACATTTGTAATTAAAGAACTTCCATTAGTTCCAGCAGTTGGATCATTTCTTTCAGTTAATTTAACATATTGAAAAAATAAAAAACCAGCAAATCCTTCAGCAGATCCTGAAATATTAGAAGCAGCTGAAGCTCCAGGGATAGGGAATATTCTAAGTTTGTTGTTTATTAATTCAAATGAAAATTGAGATTTACGAATTTGATCATTGAATTCAATTGCTTGCAGTTTTTGTAAATCATAATTTATAGGCATCATAAGGAAATTAATAGCTGGTGAGTAATTTCCCCAACCAAAATTGTCCATTAGATTCATCATACCCATACCTGTTCCAGCATACGGATCAAAGTATTTAACAATTGCAGGAGGTGCTTCATAAAATACTTTTTTAATTTCTATTCCTCCCGTAATATTGTTTGCTGTTGCCCAAGCTGATAAATCGTAGTCTTGAACACTTGCTGTTAAAGGTAATGCTCCTCTATACCAGGTTGTTTTACCTCCTACTCCTGCTTCTTCACCATATTGATGAGAAAGTCTAACTATATTAGCAAAATTAGGAGTAATCAAAGCATGATTTAAATTTGAACCAGTATTTGCTCCTTCTAAAGATAAGTAATCTTGTTGTACTTTATAAGCATATAATTCATTACCATAAGTAGTAACTGCTTCTTCAAAAGCAGTATAAAAATTTAAATCTTGTAATTCAATTTCTACTAAAGGATATCCTAAACGATAAGCACAAAATTTTACTACTTTATCAGCATCTGTTTGGAATTGATAATCGTTATCATAAAATCCAAAGGGTGTATTTCCAGGGAAAAATGATGAGGAACCGGGGTAAATAGGTATATTTGCCATGGGTTAAATTTTGTTATAAATATGGCAAAAACTTTGTTTTACACTTGTCTACTTAAATTAGTTTGATAACGTTGTACTATGGTATAGAAGTTTAAAGCGTCTGTGTCTGTTAAACCATCTCCTATTGAAGCGAAGGCTAGTTGTTTTGTTGTATAACCTCCTGCGGTTCCGTTGAAATTTCTAGCCCCTAAATATATGTTTAAATTTGGTGTAACTTGAGGGTTAGTTGTTAAGTTTGATGCTTCAACGTTTCCATTAATATACAATTTTAAAGAAGTTGCATTAAGTCTTGATGACATAATAAATCCTCTATTGTCTGTTGTATTTTTTGTGGCAATTATTAAACCACTTCCGAATCTTGTTTGAATGCTTGTTGCGGCTGATAAAATAAAACAAGTTTGATTTGGTGAAATACCCGTATCAATTGAGCCAATATCGGATTCATTTGATGATATAGTTTGTGTTCTAGAGTAGTAACTTAAATGCCCAGATGTAGGTATTTGCGTATTACTATTTAAACCAGTATTAGCATAATCACTAGTTCCATTCGGAGTCATTCCATTAGCACTATGTACCCATCCCGCAGTAAAAGTTAAGTTATAAGTACCAGGTGTTTTTAAATTCACAGCATGACTTGCAGCTACTCCACCTACCACCGGATATATAGCTCTTTGTTTAGTCCATAAACCATAATACTTTAAATCAATAACTAATTTATTTATAGCATTTCTTTGAGTAGTATTTGTTATTCCTGCTGCTGTTAGAAATGTAAATGCATCATTATCAATATCGATAATTCTAAAAGTTGCTATTGCTGCTCCACTTTTTGCTATTCGTAATGGCATATGTTTATGATAAGTTAAATCTTGATTTTAATGCGTTGTAGTTTTGTAATACTTCTGATGCTGAGAGTGCTCTGTTGTATATTAGGGTGTTTGATATATTACCATTTAGTGGCGAGGCTGTAGATGAGTAATTTACTCTACCAACATTTAATGTTCTTGTAGAATCTCCTGTTGACTTTACATTGTCGACAGTTGTACCAACACTTCTATTAGTTGTTGTAGCAGAAATACCATCAACATACCATTGACCAATTGTTGTGTTATTAGATACATAACAAGCGTTATGCCAATTTGTATCTGTTATTATATTATCATTAGTTGCACCAATACTAACCATAAAACCTACAGCACCTCTAGTAACATAACACCCTAAAGCTTTTGAACCATAATTTGTAACATTTCTAAATCCAATAAAAAAACCTTTTTCTCCAGTTGTTTGTGAATTACCTATGAATAGCTGGTCAGTAGTTGTTGTATTAGTTTTAAACCAAAAATTAATTGAAAATATATTAGTGTTTTGTATAAATGAAAAACTTGATAAACCTCCTACATTGTCAATATATTGAGTAGTACCGTTAAATA